ATCGGGCCTGCGACCACCATGTGTTCAACGATCTGGTCGTAGAACGAGGTCGGGACGGGTGCGCCAGTCGAAGAGGTGAGAACGTCACGCTTTTCAAAGGTCACCGAACGGACTTCGCCACGGCAAAGAGCGCGAACGAGGTCAGCGTCATTCTGAACCTCACGGGTCTCTTCGGCGGTGCGCTTGCCACGGGTGGCTTCTGCGATGTTAAGTTCACGGGCCTCGTCAGCCTGCAGTTGCTTGATGGTCTCCGAACGCTTGTTCAGATCCTCGTTGATACGGGCGTACTTCTGCTCTTCTTCAGCAGAAAGGTCACGCTTCTCCGCTGCCGCTGCGTCAAGAAGGGCTTTCGCCTCTTCCCATGCACGGTTGCGAAGTTCAATCTGTCGGTCAATGTACGACATAGTTACTTCCTTTTGTGGGTTTGTGGATGGTTGATTACAAACGACGCGGTTCCGCCATCGTGGGCGCGGCTCACACAACCCGACAAGAAATGTAGATCAGGGCAAAACTGTTTGCAACTAGAACTGCTTAGACAGCAGATCAAGATGCTTCAACTTCAACCCGATGGCGTTCACGATCTCCGGGTCAGGTTTGACGCGAAGTTTGTTGACTGTCTCTTCCAGCATCGAAGCCTGATCAGGTGACAGCGGTTTGCCGTTCTCCAACACGGTCAACGCTTCAGCCAACTGGTCTGCGTTTAGCCCGGTCACTTCAGCCAGCGCATCAATCGACCGCAGGCTTGCACTCGTCGCCTTGTACGCCGGGAACCCGGTAACGACCGACACTTCATGCAAACGAACTTCACGGAGTTCACGACGCATCCCATCTTCCGACCATGAATCACCGTTACGGGGAACGCTGAACCCGAACGACATTGAATCAACGTCGCCACGCTTCATCAGTTCGGCAAGGTCACGGGCGTAGGAAGTGTTCGGCAGATCAGCATCTGCCAGAAGCCCCTTGCCATCAACCGACAGGCGAAGAGTCTTGGCGCGGGTCGAACCCAGAACCAGCGTCGAATCATGGTTCAGGTACATCTTGACGTTGTTGCGAGACTTTAGAGTTTTGTCAAATGCCCCCGGCATGATCCGTTCAATGAACGGCAGCGGCTCGCTGTCGCTGTTGAAAACGGCTGCATAGCCACGGAAGGTCATCCCGTCGCCTTCCTGCCGTATCTCAAAGTCCTGAACGACCAATCTGCGGGTTTCGACTTCTGTTTTGTTTCGCATCATTTCGATTTCCCTGACTCGCTTACCAACATTGAACGAACGATCCTGTTCCGCGTCAAGACGGGCAACAACACCTTCAGCGTACTCTTGCGCCCTTTCCGCTGCGGCTCTACTTGGCCCAGAACCCCACAGCAGATGTGCAACCAGACCGGGTGTGATCGGTGTTTCCTCATCGACCGCTGCAAGGTCGCCAATGTGTCTGGCTATCCACGGCCCGATTCTGCGCCACTTGGCTTCGCTGACTTGACCTTGCGCCATCAAACGTGCTTCACGCACCGTTGCGGGTTGCAACCCGTCGCCTGCTTCGCCATCGGCATACAGTTCAAGACCGCGCCTAGCGGCTGCTCTCATGTATTCAGGCGGGGACAAATCAACCTGCCGTGATTCCTCTTCGATCAATTCGGGTTCCTGTTCGGGTTCCTCTTCAGAATGTTCGGCTTCCTGCCAAGCGTTGCAATAAAAGTCGCCACGCACGAAATCATCCCAACGATGACAGTATGCGACGAGACCGCCTTGCTGCTCCTCTGTCATTGTCTCGTCGTAGAAAGCGCAGTTGCCGCAGGCGCGACCAACAGGCACATCTTCGGAAAGGGACGGACGATAGTTGTCGGGAAGTTCACGTTCCCCGCCCGGTTCAATATCTTCCGCAAGTGACACGGCAACCATCTGTGCGATGGCATCTGCTTTCGACTGGTGGCAACCGATCACCTCACCATCGTCCTTGATTGTCGCCCAACCAGAGCAACCAACCACGCCTTGCTTGATGTAGTACGGCATTACAAAGTCTCCCTAATCCAGCAGACGCTGTGACCGACCTTGCCCGAGATGGCATACAGCGCATCAAGTGGGTTGATCACAAGTTGAACGGCGGTGAGTTTCTCTAGGCGATACCCGTTGTTGATCGTTACGTCAGGGCCACCAATGAACACGGCATCACTGTTGTCAGTGTTGTGAAACGTGATTCGGTACGGCATCTGGTGGAGACCGTCAATCATCGTTGCTGTCGTTCCGACAGCGGTTTGTCCTGACGTTATAGCCATCAGCCGACCGGGTACGCGCTGGCAGGGTCAGCAGGATCAATCGTGGAAATCGGCTGCAACTGTGTTGACGGTACGCCAGTGTGGGCTATGTCGGGCAGACCCATCGCGTCAAGAACGTCAGCCGGGACGAACCCTGACTGAATGAGACGTTGCGCCATCTCAACTTTCTTGCTGGTTTCGGTTAGGTTCGCTGCCGCCACATCTACGTTGGCAAGCGGAACGCGGTAGTTGTCGCCACCGTCAACAGGCGAAAAATCTTCTAGGCGACGAACATCGTTGATGCTCATGTACCCGGCCTGAAGTGCGGTCGAATAAACCTGTGCGCGGGTCTGCGAATCGCCACGCAAAAGGGCTTCCATATTGAAGCGGATGAACACGCCTTCGGGCAGCAAACGGGAGTAGGCATCTTCCAGTTTGGCGACGTAGGGACGCAGCGTGTGGGTAACGAAATGGATCGCGTTCGCTTCGACTGATGCGTATGACATAGCGCCGGGTGTCGTGACTCCGAGCATTGACGGTGGGCAGCGGAACGCACGGGCAATCTCTTCAATGGAAAGTCTGCGTGATTCCAACATCTGTGCCGCGTCAGGGTCAACACCAGTCTTTGTGAACTTTGCGCCACCAGTCAACAAACCGGGGCGGTGCGATTTGCGCAACCCACGATGCTTGTTCTCAAAACCGTCAACCAGTTGCGTCGCTTGTTCCTTCGTCAGGTTGCCGGGGAACTCAATGATTCCGCTAGTTGTTGAACCTTGCCCGAAGAACCGTGCCGCGAATTCGTCTAGCGCCTTCGCCAAACCCAACGACTGTTTGATCAGTTCGATACGGGACTCGCCACGCAACTGACCGGGCTTGCGCATTTCAACGATGTGCAAGATTTCGTCCGAGAACATCGGTCGATCATCATGCGTGGTCGTATAGACAAGTCGGCCTTCTCCGTTGCGGTGAACGTGAACGTGCTGCGGGTTCAACACAACGAGTGCAACGATGCCGCTGTCATCACGGACGATGCGAACAAAAGCGTTGCCGTCGATCAGCAGGCTGAATAGCACTTCCTGAAAGTGATCGGTTTTCGTTGTGTTCGTGTCGGGGTAATCAATCCATGCGGGGCGTGGGAACACGGGGACACGCTCACCGTTTACCCTGCGGAACGGGCCAACAGGCATTGTGGAAATCGAATCCGAGATCAGGCGAACACAGGCGTACACGGTTCCAAGACGGATCGAATCATCTTGCGTGATGATCGTGCCAGCGTTCGTCGTCAGGGCGTAGGAATCGCCTGCACCCCAAAGGGTCTGAAACGAGATAGCGCGGTTTTCAGTTCCATTCGGAAGTAGTCGTTCCAGCATTCAGTTCACCTTTGCGCCCGGTTGCAATCCCCCAAAGTACCAAAAGAATTCCTGAAACGATGAAGCCTAGTGGAAGCCACCACAGGAAGCAGCCGATAGCGATAGCGACCAACCCGAGAATCTCCAACAGAAGCGGAATCATTTGTGTCCCCTTATACGTCATAGAACATCGGAACCATCTCTTCAGGCGGGTTCGTTGATGCACGATCCAGCGCCATCACCAGCGCAATTGCCGCGTCAATCTTGCGTCGGCTTTTGCCTTTCGACAGTCGCCAGCCGTTATCGGTCATGCGTTGCGCGGCAGACAGAACTTGATCGGTGAACGTTGGTTGCCCCCGGTGACGTACCTTGCCACGCACGATCAGTTCGTATGCCTGACCGCAGGCGGGAACCATACGCGCAGCCGACTGCGGGAACTCAAGCATCGGTAGCCCGTCATCCATCAGGGCTTCAGCGGAACGTTGGAAAAAGGCAGGGTCGAACGCGACTTCTTTCAGTCTGTATTTCAGGTGCAGGTCACGCAGCACCGCTTCAACAGCGGCAACGTCCACCGACTGTGAATCAGGAACAATAATGTGCGGCTCTGTTACGAACAGATCGCCCTGTTTCTGAACTGCAACAATAGCAACCGTGTCATGCTTCAACGCCATGTCCACACCGACCCACGTTGGTTCGTGCGGGATCAGTTCTTGATCACCTCGGCATAGTTCCCATGCGCCTGCGGGTAACCACGATTCTTGTGATCGAACCCACTGCCCGAGGCGGTAGCGACGGTATGCCATTTCGCTTGTCTGCTTCGCAGCGGATTCCATGTCACCCAAATCCATCAGCCCTTCGGGAAGGTTCGGGTTCGCCTGCCGCCATTGGGCTTGATCAAAAATGTCGCAGTCCTCGTCGGCTTCCCATGACCAGAACCCGAAAGTGTCATCATCGGTTTCACCTGCTGCACACTTTTTGCCGTACTGGTAAAGCAGACCGCACGGGGAATCAAGGTCATAGCCGGGTGTAGTGATGCCGACGACCAGCGGTTCCTTACGCGCACCCGAACCGAGCGTCAAAGCGTCGTACAAATCTGTCGTGCGTTGAACGTGCAGTTCGTCAAAGATGACCGTGGTTGGGTTCAAACCTTGCGCCAGTTTTCCGTCAGCCGACAACACACGGTACACCGACCCAAACAGCGGCACTTCAATCGCGTCGCGGTACACCTTGCATTCCGCAGCCAACAACGGGTTAGACAAAATCTGTTGCTTTACTTCACCGAACACGATTCGTGCCTGCTGACGATCACCAGCAGCCGAATACACTTCCGCCCCCGGCTCACCAGCGAACAGCCCGTACAGGGCAATCGCAGAACCCATCAACGACTTACCGTTCTTACGGGGCAACATGATCAAAGCCCGTCGATACCGCAGGCGTTGGGTCACCGCGTCACGTTCATACAACGCTCGCATCAGCCACTTCTGCCAGTCCGTGAACAGCAACGACTGACCAGCCAGAAACCCTTTAGTGACCGAACAATACGATTCAGCGAACAGGGTTACTTCGTCGCCATCCGATAACGCAGAACGCATCGGAGTAAAGAACTTTGGCGACCAGTCAGGATGAGGCTGCGTTACGTCGCTGCGCGATCTTTTGATTGAGTTTGACAAACTCTGATTCCTTTAGGTCTGGCATTCCGATTCTGGAACGATCTACTGGATTCATGCCCAACAACCCCAACGCGGTGTTGATTTGTTTGTCAAGTTCGCGCAGGGCTTTACGTTCTCTATACGCATCAGGATTGGTCAATACTAGATGCCGAAGTTGCTGTCGCTCGTCAACAGATTCACAAACCAACAAAACTGTTTCGGCATCGCTCGTCGGCTTTAGCCACGCTGCACAAGCCAGCCATACCCGTTGCCACAATTCTGTTCCCGCTTTGCCTAGCGGTCGATGTGGTTCAGGCGCGGCTTGAATCGGCAGCACAACAAGATCACCCACAGGGGCAGACTTCGGAGACGCATGACCCGGGTTCCCAAGTCTGCGTTTCTGTTCAGCAGGTTTTCTGTTGAGGCCACCCGAACCTTTGCCGCCCATTAGATTTCCAAACCGATCAACTTTGCTGCCTTGCGCGAATTGCAACCGAAGTGAACAACTCGACAATTCTCTATGGTATGTGAACCGCCCCGCGAAATTGGGCGAACATGGTCAATACTTGCCCATTGTTTTCGTGGAAGTGAACGATCAAATAGCACAGGTTCGTCACACAGATAGCAGATTCGACCATGTATCTGAACCAACTTTAACTTCGTGAAGCGTTCACCGTTTGTTACGGCTAGTCGCCTTGCGGCTGATTTGCGACGACCGCGCTGATTCTGATACTCCCGGCGCATTTCTTGACGACAATCAAAACAGGCGTTTGCGCGTGGTGGTCGAACACGCGATACGCCCGGATCATGCGTGATCATTTGACCACAAGCACACCAGCGCACACGACATGAATCTTCAGATCCGTGAAGGTTCAAGTGATTGCGCAACTTTGTAAGACAAACATTGGTGCAACACTTCTGTCCGACCTTGCTGGCTTCAAAGTTGTTCAAGCACCACAGGCAAACTGCGTTCCTTCGCAACTGACGATTATCAAATTTTATTTGCCACGCTGATTCAGAATCGCAACAACGCTTTGAACAAAACCGACGATTCTTCCCACCGCTACCCGCCCCGATCACATAGACGTTCAAACACCACGCGCAGCGAGATTCAAGAACGCGATACCCGGTGCGCGCCCTAGAGCCACAAGCAATCGAACAAAAACGCTTGCGCTTAGTCACGCGTTGGTACTCAAACTCAACGTCACAAAATGCGCAATTTGTCACCGTCATTTCCATCGCCCAAAACACTAGACCCCGTTCGCGTTCGGTAGGGGTGCGTACAGATGAC